TGATCTTCCTGATGCGTTAAGTTATATAGATCAGTTGTCTATAACCTCATACTTTGAGGCAGATGATGAAGACGAGTGGCAACCAATCGACATCATTAGTGGGGTTTAGATGGCAGATGAGATGAGACCAACACCGAGAAGTCCCATACTAGGGTTGTTCTCTGACATTGTGAATCTGCCTTTGCAGTACATGAGTTCGCCTGAGAGAACTCAGCAGATGCAAGGTACTGCTCAGTTCCTTTACGGCACTGGAATACCAAAGACTCTTGAACGGATGTCGTATGGGGATTCGTTGTTCTCTGGTTCTGGCATGACCTTGCGCCCAAAAGAAGAAACTATCAATGCGGCAATGAATGTTGCGCCTTTTGCGCCAGCGGCTGGAAGATTAGCGAGTCGTACTGTTCGTGCCACTGAGGGCTTGCCTGTTGGGATGAGCATTAAGGATGTTGGGAAGTCTGCCATCACCAGAGAGGGCAACCCGATTCAAAGTGCGGTGGTCTTGGTGGGCGACAAAATATTTATGGGTAGGACTCATGGCGATGCTTTGAATCGTGCGGTATATGAGGGAGTTGTCAGAAAAGAGGGCGGTAAGTACATATTTCCGAAAGGTGCTGAAGTAAATAGCGATTTGTTTATGACCAAGGATGGTCAGATTATTGATCGACTTCAGGCATCAAAGATGTTTGATATTGGTGCATCAGAAACAGCTATCGAAAAAGGCTTGATGCAAAACAATCCTCCTAAATCCATGACTGTTGACTCTTATATTGAAGAAGCAACAGCACTGAAGAAGCAAAGAGAACAATCACCCTACCCCCAACAAGCCGCACTTGATCTTGCACAGCAAAGGGCGGCATTGCCAGTTGAACAGGGTGGATTAGGTTTGCCAGCGAACAATACTGCGGCTGATCGTGCCAAGGCGATGGGGTTTGATACAGACTTATTGCATGGTACTGCCAGAGATTTCCCTGCATTTGACTTATCTAAGGCTGGAACAAATACAAGGCAAGCTGGTGATGAGCTTGGTATTTTTTCAACATCAAAGCCATTTCTTGCAAATGATTACGCACAGATAGCCTCAAGAGGAGGTTGGGCAAATAGAACAACTCCAGAAAATGCTGTTGTTTATCCTCTTGTCGGAAACTTTCAAAATCCTAAAAAGTATGAAACTGCATCTCAGTTTTATCGTGATGCTGATGCTATGGCGGCAGATCAAAATTTAGGGAACTGGAGAAGGCAATTACAAGGTCAAGGCTATGATTCTGTTTTTGTTAGACCAGACCTTGAGGAAGTAGTCGCATTTAGTCCAGACCAATTACGCTCACGCTTTGCCGCCTTTGATCCATTCCGCAAAGATGTGGCAACGGCTACGGCTATGGGAGTCGCACTGCCTGACTTGCTGGCGCAACCAGTTAACCAGTACCAACCAACCTACGAAACAATCCCAATGTATACCGACCCCTTTGGAAATACAATCGGTTCATCTATAAGGTAACACCATGGCAACAGAAAAACTAGGTCAAAACGACTTCTACGAGCCGACTGAGGCTGATAAAGAACTGACAGATTTTGTCGTTGACCACTGCCAGAGATGGCGGGATTATCGGGATGTCAACTTCCTCCCTGATTGGCTAGAGTATGAGCGCATCTTCCGAGGTCAATGGGCTTCTGAAGACAAAACCCGTGAGTCTGAGCGTAGCCGTATCGTTACTCCTGCTACACAACAAGCCGTTGAGACTCGTCATGCCGAGATCATGGAAGCTATCTTTGGTCAAGGCGAGTTCTTTGACATTGAAGACAATATCCAAGATGTGAACGGCAACCCCATTGATGTTGAGATGATTAAGGCTCAACTGATGGAAGACTTCAAGAAAGACAAGATTCGTAAATCCATTGACCAGATTGAGTTGATGGCTGAAATCTACGGCACAGGTATTGGCGAGATTATTGTCAAAACTGAGAAAGAGTTCATCCCTGCCACTCAGCCCATCCCCAATATGCAGGGTCAGGCGGCAATTGGCGTGATTGAAAGAGACAGGATTGGTGTGAAGATCATGCCAGTCAACCCTAAGAACTTCTTGTTTGACCCTAACGGCACATCCATTGATGACTGTATGGGCGTGGCTATCGAGAAATATGTCTCAATCCACAAGATAGTTGCTGGTATTGAGAAGGGAATCTACCGCAAAGTAGACATCACCCCTACTTATGAAGACACTGACCTTGAGCCAACCCAAGAAGTCTCTCAGTATCAGGATGAAAAGGTACTTTTACTGACCTACTATGGTCTTGTGCCTCGTGAGTACCTCAATAACATGAAGGAAAACAAGGAAATCGTAGAGTTATTTCCTGAAAACTCAGCCGCTGAAGACTACACAGACATGGTTGAAGCCATTGTTGTGATTGCCAATGATGGTTTATTGCTCAAGGCTGAAGAAAATCCTTACATGATGAAGGATAGACCAGTTTTATCCTATCAGGATGACACAGTTCCTAATCGTTTGTTGGGTCGTGGCACAGTGGAAAAGGCATTCAATATGCAAAAAGCCATTGATGCACAGACTCGTGCCCACATGGACTCACTGGCATTGACCACTGCCCCGATGGTTGCAATGGATGCCACTCGTTTGCCTCGTGGAATGAAGTTTGAGGTCAAGGCTGGTAAGGCTATTTTGACCAATGGCAATCCAAACGAGATTTTGTATCCATTTAAGTTTGGTCAGACTGACCCCAACAACCTTGCAACCGCACAATCTTTCGAGAGAATGCTGTTACAAGCCACTGGAACGCTAGATTCTCAGGGCATGGTGACGCAAGCGGCTCGTGATGGCGGTGGTGGCGGTATGTCGATGGCAGTAGCCTCGATCATCAAGAAATACAAGCGGACTTTGGTAAATTTCCAAGAAGATTTCTTGATTCCATTCATCAAAAAGGCGGCTTTCAGGTTCATGCAGTTTGACCCAGAGCGTTATCCCTCTGTAGACATGAATTTCATCCCCACTGCCACCCTTGGCATCATTGCTCGTGAGTATGAACAACAGCAATTCATTGGTTTGTTGCAGACCTTGGGTGCTGAGACTCCTGTTTTGCCGATTATCCTCAAAGGAATCATTGGAAACAGCAGTTTGTCTAACCGCATGGAGTTGATTGCTAAATTAGATGAGATGATGCAACCCAATCCTGAGCAACAACAGTTGCAACAAGCTCAACAGCAGTTGGCACTGCAAGCGGCACAGGCTCAGATTGCTGTAAATACCACTCAGGCTGAACAAAACAGGGCTGAAGCACAGAAATTGATGACTGAGGCGCAGTTAATGCCACAAGAAGTACAAGCCAAGAACATGGCGGCTGTGACAAAGAATCTGCCAAATCAGGATGATTTAGCTTCCAAAGAGTTTGACAAGAGGGTTAAGATTGCTGAATTGATGCTGAAAGAGGCTGACATCAAGAACAAATCTAAGATTGTTGAACTGCAAATGGCTGAGAAAAACAACAAGATTTCAGGCATGGAAGAAGATTTCCTCAACCAATTGACCAAGCAGTTGAGTTCTGCACAAACTGGTACTGAATAATGGATGTAGAAAACATTGCCAAGGAGCTAATCCTTAAGAACATGACTCCTGAACAGCAGATGGCTGTTCTTGAAGGCATTAAATCTACTGTTGCCGAAGCCAAAGAGGTGCAAAAACGCAAGATTGGCGAGAATGTTGACATAGTTGTCCAAGCACTCAAGAAGATTGAGGCTGACATTCGTTATCGTTATGACGATGTTGGCAATGCCATTGAAAAGCGTGTTGCTTCTATCAAAGATGGTCGTGATGGTATCAACGGCAAGGATGGAAGGGATGGCAAAGATGGAAAAGCAGGTCGAGATGGCGCAAAGGGTGATAAGGGTGACGCTGGTAGAGATGGGCGTGATGGAGTGGATGGTGTTGATGGTGTTTCTGTTACCTCTGCTCGCATTGATTTTGATGGTAGTCTTATCATTACACTTTCTTCTGGT